ATTTCAAGCAAATCTTGTTCTGACAATCCATAATGCCTAGCAAATGCTTTGCATCCCATTCCATGTACACCAGTATTGCCTCGATGATGCTCTGGACATAATCCAATTACAGGCGCATTGTCACGCTTTCCTGAATGTCGAATATGATGAATTTCACATGGCGTATCTTCATATCCCAAATGCAAGCAAAGTATGCAGCCTAATTGTGCAACTTTGCCGTAATGTTCACGCTGCGCTTTAGTTGCCACTTTTATCTAGCGTCCAATCTTCTAAAGCTAATGCCAAAGATGATATTTCAACAGAAACAATCAATGCGTTTTGATGATCGTTTTTAAGCATAAACTGGCGATATTCTTTAATGGCCGCTGTAATTCCGATCAAATATTCTGAATAATCCATTATTTTAAAACCTTATCAATAGTTCTGTTGTTTGCTTGCTCTGATCGCCAAGCATCAAATCGCATTTGTGCGCTTGAAAGCCGCCATTTCAACGTCTCAGCCTTTTCCGTAGCTGCGCCTATAGCTTTACATAGGTTTTGATATTCTTCGCTTGCGTAGGCTTCTCGTTCTTGCGCTGCGGTAGTCTTTTCATTGCACTTCTTCATCATAATAGCTTTTAGGCTGCTTTTGTAACATTCCAACTCAGCTAATTCACCTTTTGCCTTGGCATATATAGGAGCATTTTCCCAAATATATTCGATTGCTGGATGTGGGGAATAATCGCTCATGCTAACTCCGCAACTTTAACTGCAATCCTAGACCTAAATTGCCCCATGTCTTCTCCTGGTCTTGGTGACATACCCATTTCCTTTGCTTTAGCCATTGTAAGTTGTTCGGTAGAAAACCAAGGCAATGGTGGCTTATTTGGTTTTTTAGGTTCCATGTCCAATTCATCTTCGTATCGTGCAGCCCTTAACCAGCTTGCAGGATGCGGAATAAATTCTTTTTTGGTTTCTTTGATGCGCCAATATTCAATATGAATGTCTATAGCTTCAATGGCCAATTCTTTTTCATCTTGTTTAAGCGATTTCCATGCTTTCTCTGCTTCTTTGCGAGCAATCTTGCGTGGATATTTTGAATAAAAGTCCATAAATTCCATATCATTACCTTTATTTAATTAAGCAATCTTAACACAATAAGCATATTAAATCCCCATTTTCTTTATGGTACGTTTAGCCCTTGTTCGCATTAACCTGTCAATCTTATGTTCAACATCATCGTTATATCGTTTTGATATTTCACTTCTCGTCATGGGCTCAGGTTTAATCGCATCTGCTCGCCTGGCTTTACGCAATATATAAACAGGAATCCAATGTTTGTAATGCCTAAACCATTCTTTAATTACTACTATTTTTGCTTCATGCAATTTAGACAATGTTCGTTGTGCTGTACGTTGATCGCAGTGCGCTATTTGAGCTAAATAATACTTATTAAAAAACAAATCTGCTTTTAATAACTCTTTAGCTTTTAATTCAACTCTAGGCGTCATGTATTGGCCATTGAAAAAATAGATAAGCCAAGAAACACGATGCACAAAACAGCATTTAAACCTTTTGGCATAGTCGGGGCAATAAAGATTGTTCCCAGTAGCGCGTAATATTCAGCATCTTTCATGTGTTCTTCTCCTTGAGTTTGGCTTCGATTGCACGAGCAACAATCTGACGATTTGTAAATGTTGGTTCGATTTTTGCTTTCTTAATCGTTTCAACAATCTCCTCATTAGACAACCCGACCCATTCTTTGCGTGGTGGTGCGGTGTAGAGGGGAATGTATTCACCATTACAATTGTTTTTATCGTAAAAAATTGAATCTGAATTTTTTTCTTTATACGCAATTGGTTTGTAATACCCACCACAATCGCATGCACCTTTCGGATAGGCAGGTTCGTTATAAACAGCACAATCAGACCAATGCTCAGGCTTGGCGAGTTCTGCTTCCAGTGCTTGAATTGTTAACCCACACTTATTCGCTATGCGAGAATCTCTTGTGTAATCTTGGTAGGCAATCAATAACTTCAACGCTTGCTGTAATAGTTCACGCATTTGATTCTCCTCTAGCTTTGGCGAGTGTTTCGTATGCTTTATACATTGCTTCCCGCTCGTATGTTCCGTGATTCCAATCGACGTCTAAAAATCGTTCTGTCATTAACTGCAACGCCTTCACCAAAATTTGATTCTCCTCATACAATCTACGCAATTCTTCTGCGGTGTTATCACGCTCTAAATGCATTACAAACGTACCAGATTGCAGCGCATCAGCTAATCTCAATGCTTCGTTACTCATTAAATTCTCCGGTAGCTTTGGATAGCGCTGCCTGTGCCTTCCTAACCGCTTCAGGACTAGGTGTATTAGGCCAACACAACATTCCTTTTAGTGCATCTAGTAGCTCAGGTGCTGCGGCTATTAGGAGCGCATCAGCAGGTTCAATAAATCCTGTCACTTGTTCATCGTTCGCACCATCTACTGCCAACATTCCTGATTCCCATGCACCTATCTTCCAAGGCCCCGGTGTGTGGTTACTCATCTGTATCTCCTAATGTGTAGAGAGTGGTTCCTTCGCTACCCTTTATTAACTCTTCCCAAACTTTATTTTCTTCGTCATAAGCAAAAACACCGACCGGTTTCATATCCCGCAACTCACGGGCGGCGGCTAATGCGTGAACACTACCTTTAATGTGCATATTTGCCATGCTCTCGCAAAACTCAATAATCAGATCAAGTTTGTTCATTTTAATTTCTCCCGCACAAATGCACGACCCGTAGTTACGGTGCAATCAAGCATTGTCAAAGCAGTTAAAGTTACTTCCTGCATTTCGCCGTGGCACTTTACTTTAAAGATTCGAGAATCAAAATTGATGTCATTGCGCCCATCCATATATTCGACTGGTTTGTTGCATACGTCACAAATTGGCAATTCAAATATGGGTTGGTTAATTTTTACTGGTGTCATGGTTACTCCTTGCTCTAATTGCTTCAGCACAATCACTTGGTTCTAAAAGAGACTGATTGGTTTGATTGTCATTTAATTTTTCACACAACTTCGCGCAGGATTCACGCTCCCTTAATGTAGCTTTATTGATCGCATCACGCATCATCCTGAGATATTGTTTGGCACAGGCTTCGCGTTCTTCGCGTACTGCATAGTCTATAGCGCTGTAGCAGTCCTCCAAATAATCTAATGAACTTTGCTCACGCTCATCTTGACGCACTAAATCTGCGAATGCCTGCAAAGCATCGAGAGTATTTGCGTATTTTTCTGACCGAACAAAAAGAAGTTCGTCGTCAGTATGGGTTACGACCAAAGCAACCTGCATACGTAATTCGTTATCTTTTGGTGTCATAACAAATCCTCTTCAGCTCTGTTGCGAATTGCTTGAGCACAATGCAATGAATTCATGCCGTTATAATTTAACTGGTCACAAATCTTCGCTGCTTCTTCCATCGCATCCTGCCTGATTAGTTCTGCAAAGAGTTCAAGATTGTCGTCATATCCGTGGTACCCGCCTGCCATCGGCTCGAATCCCGCTTGTTCAGCAAGTTCTTTTGTGCGATCGTTCATAACGCCTCCTTGAGGAACTCAATAGCCAGCGGCACATCTAATTCACTTCCTTGCTGCAAAGCATTTAAAGCCATATAAATAGCAGCGTGTTGTATGCGTATCATTTCAGCAGCTTCATGTGCCAATGGTAACGTGTATTTTTTATCCAATACTTCAGCCATTTCAATTGCGTTCATTTTTCATGCACCTATCGTTAATGTCGCACCAGGTTATATGCTCACAATGACAAGGCTTTTCAATTGGAAAAAAATCTTTAACTTTTTTGGTTCGTGTAATCCAAGCCCAATATATCAAAAAAGCTATAAACACAATTATTACAATTAAAAATTCAGTTTTTATTGGCATTTTTTTTGCTCGCATAAATTGATTCGTTTTTCTTGGCTATGCACAAATTACATATCCAGCGCTTAACTTTCCCTCGTTGATGATGACTGCCATCAGTTGTTAATCGTAAACGCTTGCATCCTGCGCATACTTTATATTCCATTCGTACACCAAATCAATTGTCCAAACATTCCAGGGTAATTTTTAGCTAACTTTATTGCTTCATGTGCTGCATTAGGGTCTTTTTTATATCGCCATGCTTTGACTAATTTAATGTTGTTATAAACAGGTCTTAAAACCATCTTATGCTCAAGATTGTTAAAAACATTGGATTTCATATACTTCAAAATATTTCTGGCTTCAACATTAACGATGGCTGAAATTTCCCTAGCGCTTATCCAATCGTCAGCACTTTGAATGGCCACCAGTAAATCATTTTGCAAGGGGGTCATACTTTGTATCTCCATTAGGATAAAACAGCGTGTTGACGATTCTGGAGGGTTTGGAAAGTATATCTAGCGCACCAGTTCGAGTGCTTGCTGATTGCATCGTCCAGCTTTTATATTGTTTAAATGATACGTCTTGTTTTTTAAGTGTTTTCATTACATTTCCAAGTTGTTAAGTAATCCTAACATTATAAACAAAGTTAAAAGTTGAATATTTTTTAATAGATTAATGTTTTTTAATAGATTATTGCTATCTGTGGATAACTTTAATTAGACAATCGTTTTTGTAATTCAATAGCAATCATTTCTCTAAGATCAAGACGTTTAGTTAATTTAAACGTTTCTATTAGATTTAACTCTGTCCAATTCTCTAAACTACTAGGTAAAGTCTGTTCTATCATCATCTGCCTTTTGGTGGACGAACCTAGCCTACCTAGATTCGCCTTCATCTGTCTGCCTTTCGGAGCCACAGAACCCGTCAGACGTTCGTAGAATAGGCTCTGACTTCGCCACCTATATATGCGCTATTTCATCTACTATCCCCCAGTGCGCTTACAATCGTGATCCGCTGGTATGTCGTTAGAGCCTCCAGATCACAACGTACTTCATCACTTGTATTAGGCTAGGTTCTGAGTCCTACTTTATTTGCAGCTAACTTTAGTCTGCAATCCTTTGGGCAATAAAAAAGCCGCTTAAATCTGTGACTTGTTAGCGATCCTTTTTTAAGGGACTCCCTTTCGGGCAAGACACAGACTTAAACAGCTTAATTGACGCTAAATCAATAGTTTAATTATACATAAATATTTATGGTGCTGCAAGTAGGAATCGAACCCACGACCTCAAGTTTACAAAACTCGTGCTCTACCTTCTGAGCTATTGCAGCTTGGCTCCTCAAACTGGACTCGAACCAATGACCCAAGCATTAACAGTGCTTTGCTCTACCAACTGAGCTATTGAGGAATTAGTGTAATTCTGGCCAGATAGTCTTATATGTATCTGGAAACATCATTTGACGGGTTATAACGCTCTTGGTGCTGCGTTCGATCTCAGCAGCTAAGAATATTAGCCTGTCTTTAGGAACGCCTGTTCGTTTCCACATAGATACACTTGGCACAGAAATATTGCACAATTTTGCAATTTTTGTAGGGCCGCCTAATATTTGATCAAGTTCTTCAGCTTTCATAAGTTAAGCATACTACATAAGCAAAAATAACACAATACTTCTAAAATATGTTAGGATAAACTAACTATTCGGAGGATTTATGCACGAAATATTTAGATACGAACCAGAAACAGGAAAATTATTTTGGAAAATTCGTAAATCTGGAATTCTTCAAAATCGTGGCGAAAATCGTGAAGCTGGAAATTTTTGCAATACGCACAAATGCAGAAAAGTAATGGTTAATAAAAAAAATTATTATGTACATAGAGTTGTGTGGTTTTTACATTATGGTTATTGGCCTACAAAACAAATAGATTATATAAATGGCATACCTAGTGATAACAGAATATGTAATTTGCGTGAAGCATCTGATGCGGAAAACAAACAAAATTTAGGCGTAAATAAAAAAAATACAACAGGTCAAACGGGTGTTTGTTTAGATAAAAGAAACGGGACTTACTACGCAAGAATATATAACAAAAGAAAAAAAATATATTCGGGAACTTTTAAAACTTTTGAAGAAGCAAAGCAAGCATACATTGATGCTAAAAAACATATTCACAAATTTAACCCTGTACAAAGAAGTTGCATTTATATTTAAGTTAGCTTAAACTAACATCTCTGAACAAATATAGGTGAAATGATGGAAAACAATGATGAGTTTTTGCAACAGCTTGAGGAAGCGTTGCATCAAGTAGAGTGTGGATACATCACGCTTGATTACATGGCAATCATTCGATATGCGTGTAATATGCCAAAACCAAAGAAAGACCTCGTTTTTAATTTTAATGAAATTATATAGGTGACATATGTGGGCAAATATGAAAATTGTTTTTAACAGTGGTTGGCAACAATATG